CTGATATTTTTAATAACATATATTTAAAAAGATATGCGTCTGCATTAATCAAAAAACAATGGGGTTCCAATTTAAACAAATTTCAAAATGTTCAATTACTTGGTGGGGTCACAATGAATGGTGATCAGATTTACCAACAAGCAACAGACGAAATTAGAGAGATAGAACAATATATTGATAATCATCAATACCCAGACATGATAATTAAAGGATAACCATGGCTGTCAACAGTGCATTTAAAACATCAGGTCTTGCTGCATCGACAAGTGAACAGGATTTATACTCTAATCTAATTAGAGAGTCAATTCAAATTCACGGTCATGATGTTAATTATATGGATAGAACATTGCAAGCCAGAGACGATATTTTTGGCGAAGACTCCCTTTCAAAGTTTGAAAAACAACAAACTATTGAAATGTATGTTGAAGATGCAGAAGGTGGTTATCAAGGAGAAAAAGAATTAATACAACAATTCGGTTTAGAGAATAGAAACGAAATTACATTTGTTGTACATAGAAAAAGATTTGACGATGTTGCTCATCAACTAGATTTAGAAAGTGGAACAGACACTACTGAAGGTTCAGTCCTATTAGAGTCAGGTACACTTGCACAACATCGTTTCGGAGTACAGTCAGCAACTTTTGATTCAGCGTATTTAAGAAACGAAGATGCTACTTTAGGAACATATAACAACAGACCTAAAGAAGGTGATTTAGTATTTCATCCTGTACTTAATAAGTTATTTGAAGTTTCATTCGTAGATCACGATGAACCATTTCATCAATTAGATAACAACCCTGTTTACAAATTAAGATGTAAACAATTTGAATATAGTTCAGAAGAATTAAATACAGGTGTTGCAAATATTGATGCGATTGAAGATGCGTTAACTCAAGATGTTCTTAATCATCAATTCACTCTTGAGACAACTTCTACATACAACGAAAGTGTATCACTTGAGTTCTTTACAAACGGAACATATACAGACTCGTTATTAATGGAAGACAACGATACTGTAGTTATGGAAGATGATAATTCATCGGTTGGTGAAAACATACTTCTAGAAAATCCTGCTGACTCAGGTGACGATAGCTACTTATTAACGGAAGACTATATAGTAGGGGATATGTCAACTGACAAGACAGCTCAAAACGAGTTGTTTGATGAACAAGATGATACAATATTAGATTTCACTGAAAGAAACCCATTCGGTGATGCTGGAGAATTATAATGTTAGGACAACAATTTTATCACGAAACAATAAGACGAATGGTCGTGACATTCGGTACGATATTTAATAATATCAACCTTGTTAGAAAAGATAACAACGGAAATATTATACAAAAGATGAAGGTGCCATTAGCATATGGCCCAAAACAAAAATTTTTAGTTAGACTAGACCAAGATGCAAACTTAGATTCTAAAGTTGCAATTACATTGCCAAGATTAGGATTTGAATTACAAAACTTAGCATATGACCCTGCTAGAAAATTAAACAGAGTTCAAAAGTTTAAGAAACAAAAAGGTGCATCAACAAAATTAATTGATAGTCAATACATGCCAGTTCCTTATAATGTAGATTTTGAATTGTATGCTATGGCAAAACAATCAGATGATGCTTTACAAATGATTGAACAAATTGTTCCATACTTCCAACCAGACTATACAGTGACAATCAATGATATGGCTGACATGGGAATTAAAAGGGATGTACCAATTATTCTTAACTCAATTAATTATGAAGATAATTATAGAGGTGACTTCAATGAAAGAAGAGCAATCATTTATACACTAAACTTTACATGTAAGTTTTACTTATACGGTCCTGTCACTTCAGACAAAGTTATTAAACAAGTTCAAGTTGATCAATACACTGACTTGCCAGTTAATACACCGAAGAGAGAACAAAGGTATACAGTCACACCAACACCATCGACAGCAGGTATTGGCGATGTTGATAATGATGACTTTGGATTTAATGAACAAGTATCTTTCTTTGAAGATGCAAAAACATTTGATAGTAAGACAGGCGAGGACGTTTAATACTTACTACTTACATAATTTTTTGTTATGAAAAAAGTTAATTTAGATATTACACATAGGTGTACTTTGTTATGTGCAGGTTGCACACGACAAGATAAAACTCACACATATGAGCGTAGAGATATGACATATGTTGAGATTGAAAAAATACTAGATTACTTTGATCATGTACAATTTTGTGGCCAAGTATCTGACCCAATCTTTCATCCCAAATTTATAGACTTCCTAAAACTTACACACGAAAGAAATGTAAGTGTTGATGTTCACACAGCTGCGTCTCACAAACCTATAGATTGGTATAAAAAAGCATTTAAGGCAAATCCAAATGTCGAGTGGGTATTTGGAATAGATGGTCTTCCTAAAGATAGTCATAAGTATCGTATTAATCAAGATGGTCAAAAATTATTTGATGTCATGAAGATGGCAAAAGAAAAATATAATATGAAATGTAGATGGCAATATATTGTATTTGATTACAATGAGGAAGATGTATTTGAAGCTGCATCTATGGCAAAAGATTTAGGAATATCTTTTTCTATGGTAGAAACAGAAAGAGGAAAGAATGAAAATATAGTAGAGCCAGAAGAATATAACTTTGAACCAAAGTGTTTAAAACAATTTCCAATAGGACATTCTACTTCAGGTCATTTACTACCATGTTGTTGGAGTGATTATTACAAAAATGAGATACCAGAGTTAGTACAACCTCATTTACTATTGACAAACAATAATGTAGATGATATAATAAACTCTAAAGAATGGAAAAGTTTTTATGCGAAACTAGAAACTAATCCACCAGAATATTGTAAGAAGAATTGTGGTTATAGAAAAAATACTGTAAGAACAAAGATAGACTTTAATGGAAAATTGTAGTAAAGAAATAAATTTAGATATTACACATAAGTGTACATTACAATGTAAAGGTTGTAATAGACAAGACGAAGATTATACTATCGTCAAACAAGAAATGTGCATGGATGAGTTCCTAAAAGTTCTTGACAAGTTTGATAAGATTATGTTTTGTGGTGGACAATCAGACCCAATCTTTCACACACAGTTTATAGACTTTTTAAAAATCTGTTATGAAAGAAATAAGTTAGCAATAGTTCACACAGCCGCAAGTCATAAGAAAAAAGAATGGTATGAAAAAGCGTTTGATGCAAATCTCAAAGCACAATGGAAGTTTGGAATAGATGGTCTTCCTAAAGATAGTCACAAATACAGAATAAATCAAGATGGTCAAAAGTTATTTGATATGATGTTGATGGCACACAAAAAAGGATTAGATGTTGAATGGCAATATATTATTTTTGATTATAATGAAGATACACAATTAGACGCATACAAACTAGCAAAAGATAATGGTATAAGATTACAGTTATTAGAAACTAATACAGATGTTGATGGTAATAATATTAAATTAAATTATAATTTAACAAGTGAAGTTGTACCAAGATGTTTAAATGAAACTACACCAAAGTATTATGCAGCTGGAGGTCACATATTACCATGTTGTTGGTTAGACTCACATAAGGATGAAGTAAAAGAATTATTTGATGATAGTTTAAAACTAAATAAAAATACAGTTGATGAAGTAATTAACTCTGATATATGGAAAGAGTTTAATAGTAAAATTAAAACAGACCCATATACAATATGCAGAAAAAGATGTGGTATAAATCACGATCAACAAGATGCAAAAATGAAAAGGACTTTTTTAAATGTCTGATAATACAGTATGGCGATCAAGTGCTTTAGAAGATGCGTTGTTTATGCATACAGAGTTTAATAAATCTTTTAATCAAGCAATTGATGTAGGGTCAGATGATAATTCTCATACAGAGATATTGGCAACATGTTTTGATGATGTAATATCTATTGATGCAAGACATGATTACGCATTGTTTGATGAAGAAACAACAAAGAAGTTTTATGTAGTGGATAAGTACAAAGGTCTATCTACATTTTTTGTAGAAAACTTTAAGCGTTGGGAAAAGAAGTTAAATATAAAAATTAAGTATAAGGAAATAGAAGTGCAAACAAGAACACTTGATAGTTTTAATTACAAACCAGATTTGATAAAGATTTCTGCTGGGGGAAGTGAACCTTATATATTACGAGGTGGAATGAAAACAATAAAAGAATATAAACCTACTATTGTTATTGAAGAAATGAAAGACTATGATTATTCTGATATACTTTTACCTTTAGGTTATGAAAAAACTAAACTAGAAAACAGAAAAGATTTTGATGCTGTTTACATACATAGGAATTAGATATGGCAAAAGAAGATGTAGATAAAATTATTGAAGATGCATTAGGTGTTATGAAAGAAGACAAACCTCTTGTTAAAAAAGAAACAAAAGAAATTGTTGTTCCTCAAACTAATGGTGATTTAGATCAAGAGATAGATGACGATTACAAATATCAGAGAGATAACTTTTATGCTCTAGTCGAAAAAGGACAAGACGCAATCGATGGTATTCTTGATCTTGCAAAAGAATCTGATCATCCAAGAGCATATGAAGTTGCAGGTAATATGATTAAGAGTGTTGCAGATGTGACAGAAAAATTAGCACAGTTGCAAGAGAAAATGAAAAAACTAAAAGAGGTACCAGGCAGAGCACCAAAGAATGTGACAAATGCATTGTTTGTTGGTTCAACTGCTGAGCTTCAAAAAATGTTAAAAAAGAAAAAGGATGAATAAAGTTGTAGATGTGGACATCACAAATAAGTGTACACTAAAATGTTCAGCGTGTGCAAGACAAAATTTTGATGACCCTAAAATGATACCAGGTGGCGACACCTCTATAAAAGATTTTCAAAAGATACTAGATTACTTTGATGATGTATATCTATGTGGTTCTTATGGTGACCCTATCTTTAATCCTAATACAATTAAGTTTTTAAAAATGGCATATGATCAGAATAAGTTTATTCAAGTTCATACAGCTGCATCACATAAACCAATGTCATGGTACGAAGAAGCATTTAAAGTAAATCCACATGCATGGTGGGTGTTTGGATTAGATGGTCTTCCATATCAAAGTTTTGCATATAGAGAAAATCAAGATGGCGAATACTTATTTGATGTTATGTTAAAAGCAAGAGATATGAATATTAAAGTTATATGGCAATACTTAGTTTTTGGTTATAACGAAGACAATATAGAATATGCAAAAGAATTAGCAAGAAGACATAAAATAAAAATAGAGATACATCATACTTCTAGATACGACCCAAGTATTGATAGATTAAAACCAAAAAAAGAAACTGTAAAAGATGTAGATCAAACAAATGCAACATTTAAACCTAAGTGTTTAAAAAATCCAGCAGAGAAAGTACCTTATATATCTGCAAAAGGTCAACTCTATCCTTGTTGTTGGTTAGACGGAAGACCAGATGAAGACCCAGAGTATGCAATACTACAAACTAAAGAAACAAATATTAAATATAATACAGTTGACGAAATTATGAATAGTAATATACTAAAAACTTTCTATGATAACTTATCTACTGATAATTGTCCTAAATATTGTAAGAAGAAGTGTACTACTAATTTAAGAAACCCAAGTAGGATTATAGCATGAATAAACGAGACGAACATTATCTAGGTAATCCATTACTAAAAAAAGCAAATCAAGATTTAGAGTTTACCAAAGATCAAGTATTAGAAATACAAAAATGTATGGAAGACCCACAATACTTTGTGGAAAACTATATTAAGATTGTATCTCTAGATAAAGGACTTGTTCCTTTTAAAATGTATAACTTTCAAAAAGACATGTTGGGTACATTTCATAAAAACAGATTTACAATTTGTAAACTTCCTAGACAGTCTGGTAAGTCAACAATCATGGTGTCATATCTTTTACACTATGCATTATTTAATGAAAATAAAAACATTGCAATCCTTGCCAACAAAGCATCTACTGCCAGAGACTTATTAGGTAGATTACAACTTGCATATGAAAATCTTCCTAAGTGGTTGCAACAAGGTGTACTATCATGGAACAAAGGTTCTCTTGAATTAGAGAACGGAAGTAAGATTCTTGCAGCATCAACCT